CCGCTGTTCCACAGTTTACTGTTATATTGTGAAACAGGATCGTCTTGGCCTAGAGTGGTCAAAGACTTCTCGATATACCAACCACCTGGACCTTGGAAACCATGATCAAAGACTCGAACGAATGGAACATCCTCATTAGCAGGCGCTGGTAGAAAACGAATTACAGCGTAACCGTTTCCTGCTTTGTCTACTGTTGGTTTCCAGAAGTTCTCATCACCTGATTTGGATTCACCACCAGAAACGGAAGCTAACTTTGAAGTAAGTTGATCGAGTGTTTTTTTGCCAGAGTTGGCTTTGAGTGTAGAAAAATCTAACATATATATATTCTCCGTATTTGCGTTGTATTTGCGTTATATTACAAGTTTACCAGCCCTTTGCGAACTGATAAGTATTTATACCCTGTTTTCGTATTAAAGTCAAGTGTTAATTGTAATAATCTACAATTATTTTTTTAATTTCTACACGGTCAGTTTTAATAAATGGCGTGTATTTCCGAAACTTCATTTTTAATTCCTCATAGATCAAATCATACTGTAATTTGGAATTCCAATGTTTAGAAGCTTTGGATAACTCTAGAAGTAAACATATAGTTTCTAGAGTTATTTCACCACCCAGATACGCTCTCAGCAGTATTGGGTGTTCGTTGGCTTTGATAATAAAATTATCATCAAAACTTTGATGTAGTTTAGCTAAGTCTTGTTTTACTGTGTACTTCATTGATTGTTGGATCTTCAACCACTTGATATACGTTTCATTAGCAGCATCACTATAAGAAATGTCTCTTATCCATAGTTTAGGGTTTTGGGAGAGATTAGACACAAGCAATCCATATGGATCATCGTGCTTGGCTAATTTCTCAAAAAACAACTTATCATTCCTCTTAATGAACGAAGATTCTTTAACCCTAACTTTACCGTTATACTTGAAGAAATCATATCCGTCTTTAGTGAAGTGATTTTTCATAGCTAAGTATATTTGATAGGATTCGAATCCGGTCATATTGGTAATTGTGCCCCTCTTTTGAGAACATTAATATCTTCAGCCTCGGCCTGGATCTTAGATTTGATAGTTGGGTTCCTTTTCACCCAGTAAGCAGCAGTCTCAATATCTAGATTGTTTTTCTCACACCAATGCACTACTGAATCGATGTACCCTACACCTGTCTCATTATTAATTCTCTCGATCTCAAGAACAAATAAATTCTGATCGTAAATAACTGTTTCGTCTGGCGTTAGATCTAATTGCATTATTATACTACTCCTGTCATGAGATTATAAGTTATTGGGGTCATGGTAGTTGTATCGTGGTAATCACCACCTACACGGTAATTCCGAGTCACAACTTCCCGTACTAGCATATCGCCCTTTTTACGATATGTAATAATCTCCCTTAGAATGACGCCGACGTTGTCACTATCTAATGCGTCTTTAAATGGTCCATTTTCGATTTTCATTTTTAATAATCCTCAATTGTTATGTAGTTTCTACTGCAGTAACCGTTAAAATCTGTTGTTGTTGCTGAGCCATAAGAACCCATGTTATAGAAAACGATATGATCGCCTGGCATTAAACCCAATGGCATGTCTAATTCATACGGCATCACATCATCCGAATCACATGTCGGTCCGAATATTGATCTAGGCCGAGTGTTTGTTGAGGTTTTTGGATTACCTTCATGATCAACGACTTCGAATTTAGGGATTAACTTGAGGGTTCGACACTCTTCAAAAGCTCCATACTTGCCATCATTAATATAGATTCTACCGTCTTCCTTGATAGCCTTGACTTGTGTGATCAAACTAACACATGATGCTACCATACCTCTCCCTGGCTCGCATATCAAATCAGGCGTCCATCCGCTCTTTGATAGTTCTGCTGTAGTGCCTTCGATCTTTGACATATACTGATCGAACGTATCAACTTCTTGTAACGGAAATCCAATAGGAAACCCACCACCAACATTCATTCTCTTGACATCATATACGAGACCGGAAGAGACAACAATATCTCTTGCAGTTTTCATATATATCGCAAATGTTTCTGCTCGTTTACATTGGGACCCAGGATGCGACGTAATTGCAAGCTGGAAACCAAGATCTGCAGCACTCTTTAGAAGCGAAATAGACTTATCAGCATTCGCTCCAAATTTAGTACTGAAATCGTACCCAGCGGCGTCCGGAACGTATACGTAGAAACGAATAGTGGCTTCGACCTCCCTGGTTGATATTCCAGTATCATTACAAGCCTCTGCTAATTTAAAAAGCTCTGAATAAGAATCAATTACGAATGATCGGACTCCTAATGATAAAGCGCAAGAATTTTCATAATCACTCCTGATGGGATTGTTGTAATGCATATCAGGTGCGGTATAAAAACCCATATCAGCTGATAGGTTTTTAGTGAGTTCAATTTCTGCTATCGAAGCTACATCGAATCCTTTAATGCCTAGATCCAAAAGCTTTTCTAGGATTAATGCATGTGGGTTAGATTTTACAGCAAATGTAACCATCCCGTTGAAATTGTCATTAAATTCATTATATGTTTTCTCTAGTTCCATTGGATCAAAAACATATAACGGCTCTTCCGTTGGGTGTGTTTTAATGATTTCTTGTATGGTGTTTCTCATTACGGGCATTTCGGTCATCTAAATTCTCCCTTGTTGGATATAATAATAGTTTCAGTCATTAATTTTTGACTCGAACTCGGACAGCCTTTTATAAACAGAAATTACTTCTACAATCTGCGTCCAACTTCTCACTACATACTGGAGACTTTCCGCAACTTTACCGAAAGCCCTTGATGTTTGTGACACAACACCGAGAGTGATCGCGCCCGTTACAATAGTTGGCGCCAAAGCAACATATGGTACGATTACCATACCTTGGATATATGACCATTTTGCAATATTGAAGTAGAAGTAATGCATATATGAACGGAAGTGTATTTTCTTTACATCTCTGAATAGGAAATCTACATCAGCTTTCTTCGCTCTGGTCGAATCATCTTCACCAATTACTAGCTCTTTGCGGTAAGCAGCCTCGGCTTTTTGAATATCATATTCAATTCCAGGAAGCTTGTGTCCAACCAATGTCAGCACTACAGTGCCACCGAGAGCAGTGAGAATCACGACCCAAACTAGGGATTGACTAACCTCGCCTACGATCGGCAGGACAGTAATCTTTTCGGATAACACCCAAAGTACAGGTATAAAAGCACCAAGCATCAGAATAGATTCGAGCAGTCCGATACCAAGAGATTCTGTGATACGAGCAAACTTTAGTGTGTCTTCTTGTAAGCGTTGGCTTGCGCCTTCTACCTTACGCGCTTTCGCCCAGTTGGCAAGATAGTATTCTGCCATACTTTGTCTCCAACGAAAAGTCCAGTGATTCACCAAGAAGCCGTTGAACACTGTATTAATGATCACATATACACCTGCAATAGTAAAGAAGGTAATTAACTGTGAATTGAATTCACCCAGAGAAACAGCATTTGGTGCTGAGAGAGCTTTTTGTAAAAGATCGTAGAATGCACCAAACCATTCATTAATCATGACGTCAAGCCTTACGATGGTGTACACAGCAGCCACAATAACAATCGTACCACCAATCGACCACGGCCACCATTTTTTATCTGTAAAGAACTTTAACATCTTCATTCCTTTATTAAATTATAATCTATTATACGTTATTAAAACAATAAAGTCAAGCATTAAATTAAAAAAAAGCACCACTTAATAAGTGGTGCTTTCACATAAAGTTTTAAAAGTATTTTATACTACCAAGAAGTACAAGACACTTACCGCCGCGATTCCAATTGATCCAACATTTAAATCTTTGCGCTTTCCACTCAGGAATTTAATCACAACGTGCGCGATAAAACCAAGTGCAATACCATAAGCGATACTAAATGTTAGAGGCATGATAATAGCCGCTAGAACAGCTGGCGCATATTCACTAACGTCATCCCAATCAATATCTTTGATATTCTTCAAGAAGTATGCCGCAATGAACACAAGCGCAGGAGCCGTCGCAAAAGCTGGGATACTTTGAGCCAGCGGCGCGAAGAACAAACATAGAGCGAATAATACAGCTACTACGACTGCAGTTAACCCAGTACGCCCACCTTCTTTAACTCCAGCACCAGATTCGATGTATGAAGTGGTGTTACTGGTGCCGACTAGAGCGCCGACAGTAGTTGCTACCGAGTCAGCTAGTACAGCTTTATGTACATCTTTGACAGTTCCATCTTTATTGACTTTTCCTGTCATGTTGGCCACACTTGTGAGTGTACCAGCTGTATCGAAGAAGTCCACGAACAAGAACGCAAATACTACACCAATAAACCCTGATGTGGCGATCAAGCTAAAGTCCATGCTGAAAGCATGCACAGGGCTTGGGATACTACCAACAATACCATTGATTTCCGAAATACCGAAGATCCAAGCCACAAGACTCGTCAACATCACGCCAATAATAATAGCTCCAGGGATCTTACGTCTATCAGCAATTGCCATGGTTGCAAAACCAAGTCCAGCTAGGAGAACTGGCCAGCTTGAGATGTCACCCAGACCCACTAGCGTTGCTGGATTGTCTACGACCACACCAGCGTTCTTAAGACCGATAATAGCTAGGAACAAACCAATACCAGCACCAATACCATACTTCATGGATTTTGGGATACCATTGATCATGTGTTTCCTCACCGGCGTCACACTAAGGATTACGAACACCAGTCCTGCAATGAATACCGCCGCGAGCGCTTGTTGATATGTGTAACCCATACCAAAAATAACACCAAACGCAAAGAATGCGTTCAACCCCATACCAGGAGCTAGAGCAACAGGCCATTTTGCATATAGACCCATAATAAGTGTACCGACAACAGCGGCGATAATAGTAGCTGTAAATACAGCACCGAACTGCATACCAGTGCCTTCGGTTGATAGAATGGCAGGATTGACTACTGTGATATACGCCATAGTCAAAAACGTGGCCAGACCAGCCATGACTTCAGTTCTTACATTACTGCCACTTTTAGCGATACCGAAGAACCCGTCAACTTTCTCAATAAAATTTTTAATCATTTTTTCCCTTTCAATGGAAGTGTTTGAGTATTTTCTGATCAGAAAACCCCACCAGTTCTGTTGCTAGGTCTGGTGGGTCACCCCGAACTATGCTACCTAAGCAGCCATAGCCATAATTTGATAATTGTCATTTGCAATTATAGTTTTTCTTCGCGGTAACGGCGCTTAGATCCCGATAACTAAACTTTGTAATTAACACACGTCGAATCCATTTCATCCCCGAAATAAAACACATATTTAATACGCGCTTTATGGTGGAGATGTCGGCATCGAAGCCGAGTCCGTAATATCTCATACATCGCCTAAATTAACTATCAATCGTTATATTTTTGATAGTATTCTTTATTTATTCCCTCTTACTGGTGACAAGATAAACTGCTCACAGTCTTTTTCTGGGTCACCGTAGATTGGTTTGTGACACCCACCACACTGTATTTTGTACATTTTATCTGTGGTTTCGTGTATCACTTTTCGGTCACACTTATCGCACATTCTGTTTATCCATAGCCGAGATGAGTCTAGTTAGTCCAATACCACCACCAACTCTAGGGAAGAAATCAAACTTAAAGAACTCTTCAAGTTCAGCCTCAACTCTGTCCTTACCGAACAATGAGAATAATAGATTCGAGTACGCGCCGTCTGTGATAGTGTAGAAAGTGTCGCGCATTTTATCTATATCTGAACTCCGTTCAGCACTACCAATTGTTTCCATACCGCCAAGGATAACATCAATCTTTTTACTGTATTGGGTCTTACTTTGGAAGATATTGTATCTACTCATATTCCAAAATGGGCTTGTGGACTCTGGGAAGTCAGTGATCATTGTGCTACCGAAATCATTAAACATAGTTGTCTCGTGTCCAGCTTCAATCTCGCCCTCTATACCATAGTGTTCTTGCCATTCAACATACCTTTTTTCTGTAGGCTTATCAAATCCTAAGTATTCCACCAATTCATATTCCATTTCCTTCAAATCATAAATACCGCCTGGCATTTCAAATTCGAACATCGGGAAAATAGTATCGTGTCTGCCAGGGATAGCGTTAGGCTCTTGGCGGTATGAGGTACTGACACAAAAAAAGCCTTTCGAAGAAGGCTTGGACAATAATTCGTGCTCTAACCACATCTGGCCGGTTTGCGGTAACGGCCAAACTTTACCCTCATAGTTATAAGTAGCGACGTTGAATGGGTCTTCGCAGGCAGCTAGAATGCTAAGACGATTTTGAGTGTGAACTTCTTGAAACCCTTTTTTTGCAAAAAAAGAACGAAGAAGATTTGTGACGTTAGTGAATTTTTCTGGATCAATCAATTGTGTCATAGGTCATATTTACCTTTGTAGTATTACCCCTTCGAAGCGGGGATTATTATATTTATATGGTAATAATATAAATAGCGAGTAATTATCCACAAACCCCACTAACACACCCGAAGAATAATAGTATTCTCGTTGAGTCTATAAGCTAGGTTTGTTTCTTTATCCATCTCATCCATGAGCTTCCGGAGCACTACCTTACCACCATTCAGCGCTCTACTGATAAAGTGTTCTGCTTTTCTACCAGTTCTCTTAGTCTGGGAACTTTCAACATCATAATTAATTAGGCTTGTACCTTTGACTTGAATACCATCATGATTCATAGCACGAATAACAGTGATAGTTTTATATTTCGTGTTAAACATCCAAACTTCTTGAGAACCTAACATCTTTTCTGGATTAATAGAAGCTATCTTATACTCCTTGTCTTCTTTTTTATATTTAAGATTCTTTAGTTTTTTCTCAACAGACACCTTTCTTGGTTTGCTCGGTTTTCTGGTTTTCTTGACGTTAGTAGAATACTTCTCTGTATCATCAACAATCATTGCAATAAATCTAACTAAACTGGTCAATTCTTTTTTCTTCAGGTAAGAATAAGCTTCATTCAGCTGGTCGCACTCGCCTTCTTTGGCCTCGACTAACTCCATTAAAATTGGACCATAATAGTTGATGATAGACGCCCCGTAAGCCGCGGGGATATTCCTTTCCACTAACCACTCATAAAAAGAAAAATCAGTTTTTGATTGCCAGTGGTCTACCAACTCTTCAATCTCAGCGATGAGCTCGCCGGATTTGATAGCCATTCTTTCTTGGATAGAAATAACTTTTTTAGTTTCTTTAATGTTATCAACTACAACTTTCTTTGGTTTCTCCGCAGAACTTAGTATTTTTCCCAGAAGTTCTTCGAAATATTCAATAGATCGGTCAGACACTTCACTGCCATTGTTTATTAACCTAGCGACCCAAGCAACGGAACGGGTTACATTAGAATCATTGACCCTATTAAATTGAACTAAATCCTCTTTACGGTCTGAAGATTTAAGGTATTCTTCGATAAACTTCCTGGCGTCATTAACCGAATACATGTAGTTACACCAGTTGAGTGCAACTGTCATCTCGCAACTGGTGTATCCTTCTTTAAGAATAGGCTCGTCGCCAAGATGCTTGGAGTTGATAATAAATTCTTGTTTCTTAGTCATTCGCGCTTTAGCGTTTTCTTTACGACGAGCCATAATGTTATCCTTATCCAGCCATCTCGAGTGCAGTATTGAGAGCTTTTGTTTTCAATGTTTTATTTTGACCATACCAAGCTGATGTCAGGCGGCTATCCACCGAGCGACCTGCAAGATGGTCTGTTAAGTAAGTCACAGCGTTGAATGGCTGCCACCAAGATCCAGAAGCGTATTCAGCGCCAGGTTGTGTGTGGAGAATATCCATAGCCAGCTGAGCATTCTTAGAAACTTTCTTTCTCTTGTTATCGTCTTTTTTAACAACTCCAGTTACAGGGAAGATACGATTAAAGTAAGTTACAACATCTTCATTCTTAGCCTGTTTACCACCAAGGAATGCAGCCATTTCTTTGTATTGTGAAAGTTTATCAGTGGCGACACCAAGCATTTCTTTAACATGAGAAGGGTCAAACACCCGACGATGCGAGACCTTAGCCATACGATCTACATTTCCACTCAGTGAAAGCGTCAGTGTATTGTTACAAACAACGCGAATTGGTGTGAACCTTACGTCTGTAGAAAAACCGTATTTATGGAAGTTTGTGAATAGAAGATACGAATCAATCTGATCACCTTTGAACAATTCGAAGGAATCCTTCACTTTGGCTAATCCCCAGATAATCTGTCCGCCTTTGAGCGAACCAGCTGTATTCATTTCCATATCACCCATTTGCACATATTCATTGAAGAAATCAAATGCTTCTTGGTT